TGATGCGGGCAAATGGACAGGGAATATTGTGGCGCTGCCTAACAACAGGGTCCGTGTAACGAGTCCCGCTTATTGGGTTACAGGACAGGGAGCGCCTGATTTCAGGCCTAACCAATGGATTCATTGTGCAGAGCAAGATGACTCGTACATGGATGCGGAAGAAACTTTTAACAACCTCTATCAGGAGAAAAAAGATGATGAAATCTAAAATGATGGCCAGCGGTGGCATGATGAAATCTAAGATGGGTGCCAGCGGCGGCATGAAGAAAAAAGGCTATGCTGCAGGCGGCGTTGCCGACATGGCCGGCCCACAGGGCAAGACCATGAGTCAGCCTGTTAAGAAGACAGTGTCTGGTGAAACTGTTTCTGTGCGCGGCGTAGGTGCAGCCCGTGCTCAAAAAGCAACTATCTATTAAAAAATGACTACCTCTGGCGTCTCTTCCTACAACCCGGACTTCGATGAGATCATCACCGAAGCGTATGAACGCTGCGGCTTGCAGATTCGGGATGGGTATGACGTTTTAACTGCACGTCGCTCATTGAACTTGATGTTTGCTGAGTGGGCTAATCGCGGATTAAATCTGTATACGATTGAGCAGCGGCAGGTGGTCTTAGTTGCTAATACGTTTGAGTACACGTTGCCGGATGACACAGTAGATGTGTTGTCTGCGGTAATACGTACTAATTCTGGTCAATCTGATCAACAAGATATTACGATTGATCGGATTGGCAGTGCAGAGTATTTGCACACACCAAATAAATACACTCCTTCTCGTCCTGCACAGTTTTATGTGCAGCGCACGGTGCCGGCAAAGCTGTTTCTGTATCCCGCGCCCGATGCAACGCAGCAGTACATCTTTCGCTACTATGGCATTCGCCGTATACAAGAAACCGGTGCAGTTACCAATACAGCGGACATTTCTTTCCGCTTTCTGCCTTGTTTGACTGCAGGTTTGGCATACTATTTGGCTGTTAAAAAAGCGCCAGATCGTATTGCTATGCTCAAGCAGTTTTATGAGGAAGAGTTTGCTCGGGCAGCGGCAGAGGACAGAGAACGGTCTAGTTATTTTGCAGTACCTACGTACACGGAGAGTTACTGATGGCTGGTTACACTTCTGGCAAATTTGGTCTTGCTCTGTGTGATCAGTGTGGTCAGCAGTTCAAGCTAAATCAGCTTAAAAAAGAGTGGACAGGGTTTAAGGTCTGCGATGAGTGCTATGAGCCTAAACATCCGCAGCTTGAGCCCAAGCGCACGTTAAACGAGCCTCAGGCGTTGTTGGAGCCGCGTCCCGAGGGGCGACTAGGCGTTAACGTTTATGTAGGGAACACGGGAGATACTTCTTTTGCAAGTATTGGCATGCGGCCCATGCCTCCTGCAAGAAATTTAGTAGCAGGCGCTATGCTTGGAACAGTTACGACGAGCATCACATGAACTATTCTGAATTAAGCGCGTCTATCCAAGCGTATACCGAAAATACCGATACATCTTTTGTAGCGCAGATTCCTGTTTTTGTAAAACAAGCAGAACAACGAATCAACAATAGTGTTCAAGTTGCTAATCTGCGCCAAAACGTAACAGGATTTATGACCCCGGGCAACAAGTATGTAGATTGTCCATCAGATTTTCTTTCTACTTATTCTTTAGCCGTGTACGCTGTGGCAACACCAACTGCAACAGGAACGGCGGCAGCTTTTACCGTTGTAGTGTCCAGTGCTACGAATATTGTGGCGGGAATGTATGTTTCTGGGACAGGGATTGCAGTGGGTGCGGTGGTTTCTACGATTGTAGGAACTACAGTTACGCTCACAATTGCTAATACGGCAACTGTATCTGGCACTTTAACGTTTCAGGGCGATTACACTTATTTGCTTAATCGAGACGTTAACTTTATTCGAGAAGCATATCCAAACCCTTTGCAACGGGCTAAACCAAAACACTATGCTATTTTTGGGCCTAATAGTGGCAATGACAACGAGCTAGTGTTCATAGTAGGGCCAACTCCTAATGCTGCCTATGGAATGGAACTGCACTATTATTATTACCCTGAGTCTATTGTTACAGCGGGTACTTCATGGCTTGGCGACAACTTTGATACGGTGCTTTTGTATGGCTCGCTGGTTGAGGCGTACACCTACATGAAGGGTGAGGCCGACATGATGGCGTTGTACGACGGAAAATACAAAGAAGCGTTAGGGTTGTTGAAGAATTTGGGCGATGCCAAACAACGTGGCGATGCTTATCAGGATGGTCAAGTTCGCTTGCCAGTGAGGTAATCAATGATCACAGCAGGATTGACCAACAGTTTTAAACAACAGCTTTTGCTGGCTGTGCATGATTTTAGTGTGGATACAATAAAAATTGCGTTGTATACGTCTGCTGCTTCGCTAGATGAAACCACCACTGTATACAGTACCTCCAATGAAACATCTGGAACAGCCTATACAGCAGGCGGAGAAATTCTTACAGGGGTTACGGTAACCCTGACGGGAAACGTTGCGTATGTGTCTTTTAGCAATCCAACGTGGAATGGTTCATCCTTTACAACACGGGGGGCACTACTTTATAATTTCTCTAAAAGTAATAAATCAATAGGGGTGCTGAACTTTGGGGTAGATCAAACCACAGTAAACCAGCAATTTCAAATTCAATTCCCGCCTAACAATGCGGATAACGCGCTTATACGAATTAATTAAAGGAGTCATCATGACTATTGAAAAAACCAAAGCCACTGACGTAGTTTCTAGCGGTTTAACTTGTAATACCAAAGCCGGTGAGGGCGCAAAGGCAACCGGCCTATTTGAAATTAAATGCCATGACAAAGACGGCAACTTGAAGTGGGAAGCACAGTCTAAGAATCTTGTAGTCAACGTTGGCCTCCAGTATATGGCTGGCAGTGCTTTGACTTCAGTGAGCCAGATTACCACTTGGTATCTTGGTTTGTACGGCGCTGGCGCTTCTAATACACCTGCGGCTGGCGACACAATGGCTTCCCATGCTGGTTGGACAGAAGTTACTGCATACAGCAACGCTAACCGCGTGACCGCTACTTTTGTAACAGCTACAACCGCTAATCCCTCCGTGGTAACTAACTCAGCTTCTCCTGCTGTGTTTAACATCAACGGCACAGCGACTGTGGGCGGGGCTTTCCTGACCAGTGATAGTACTAAGAGTGGTACAACTGGGACTTTGTTCTCTGCGGCAGATTTTGGCTCACCCGGCGACCGTTCTGTGGTGAACAGCGATACCTTGTCTGTAACTTACACATTCAGCTTGGCGGCTTAATATGGCTGGGTGGGGTGACGGCGCATGGGGTGACAGCGGTTGGGGTGGCTTTGTCGCCTACGACAGCACCATAGCCGAAACCTCCACTGGAGCAGACGCAGTTGTTTCTGCATTAAGTGTAACCCCCGCTGTTAGCGAGACAGCTACTGGATCAGATGTAATTGCAGCGGGTAAGATATTTACCTCAAGCATAACGGAAACGTCAACAGGGACAGACGCTACAGAAGGCGGGCCGCTATATGCTGCAACGGTAACAGAGGCAAGCACAGGAACAGACGCAATTTCTTCGGTCATAGCTGTAGGCGCGGTAATTGCTGAGACTGCCACGGGTACAGATGCAACAGTAGGTGGTGAAGTATACGATGCGGTAATAGCGGGCACGGGCTGGGGCGAAAGCGCTTGGGGTAGTAATTCGTGGGGCGGAGAAGGTGAATTAGCCACTGCTACTGATGCGGTAGTTTCTACTTTAACGCTTAATCCAACAGTAAGCGAAACGGCGACGGGAACAGACGATGTTGTAGCGGTAGCAGCGTTTGCGGCGCAGGTTACCGAGACAGCTACAGGATTAGATGCCGCTAATTCATTACTTACATTGAGTTCCTCGGTTACTGAAAGTGCAACGGGAACAGACGCTATAACGGGGTCAAACGGTGTTGGAGTTTCTGTTAGCGAAACAGCTACAGGTACGGATGCGATTAGTTCTGTACCCATTTATGTAGCATCTGTTTCAGAATTATCTACAGGAACAGACGGTATAACGGGGTCAAACGGTGTTGGAGTTTCTGTTACCGAGACAAGTACGGGTAGCGATGCCATTGTTTCTACTGTTAATTTTGCAGTATTGGTAGCCGAAACAGCCACTGGATTAGATGACATAACAAGCCTACCTGTGTACGCGGCTACAGTTGGAGAGACAGCAACCGGAACAGATAACATAACCGGAAGTCTTGTATATTTTGGAAATATACAAGAAACGGCGACAGGCACAGATGCAGTAACGGCGGTAGTTGTAGTTAATGCGGCAATTACAGAAACCGCTACGGGGGCAGATGTAATTACGGCGCAAGCAAGTTTTAATGCATCGGTAACGGAAACAGCGGTAAGCGCGGATACCTTAGTAGCAGCGGCGGCGTTTATTGCGTCTATTAACGAGTTAGCAACAGGCACAGATGGGTTGACTGCACGACCATTCTGGGAAATAATTGATAATACACAGACTGCAAACTGGCAAAATATCGGCAACACGCAAACGGCAGGTTGGACTGCCATTGCAACGACTTAGGAGTTAAAAATGGCATCAACATGGTCAGCACTTAAAATAGAGTTGCTTGAAACAGGGCAAAACTCAGGTCAATGGGGTACCCTTACCAACACAAATCTGGGTGATGCAGTTTTGGGAGAGGCCATTACAGGCTCTGCCACCGTAGATTTTGCAACGGACGCAGATGTAACAATTACATTAACAGACTCTGCAACAACCCAAGCGGCCAGAAATTTACGTTTAAACATAACAGAAAGCTCTACGGGTATTGGTTCTGTACGTAATTTAATACTTGGTTCTGGTTGCCAGATTGAGAAGTTTTACCTTATTAATAACACCGGCACTGGAGCCAAAACGATTAAGAACACTTCAGGCACAGGCATATCTGTCCCTGCGGGCAAGGCCACATTGGTTTACAACAATGGCACAAACGTTGTTGATGCGGTTTCGTACCTCACTTCTTTGACTTTGGGTTCTGCGCTCCCGGCTGCTTCTGGCGGTACAGGCATCACATCTCTTGGCACTGGCGTAGCTACTGCACTTGGGATAAATACAGGTTCTTCCGGGGCGTTTGTCGTTAACGGCGGTGCATTGGGTACACCCTCTAGCGGCACAGCCACTAACTTGACAGGCACTGCTTCGGGCTTAACCGCTGGTAACGTAACTACTAACGCCAACTTGACGGGTATGGTTACTTCCGTTGGTAACGCGACTACAGTTGTTACAAACGCTAACCTTACTGGGGGCGTAACTTCAGTTGGTAATGCAGCTACGGTGGTTACCAACGCCAACCTGACCGGAGATGTAACTTCAGTTGGAAACGCAACAAGTATTGCCGCAGGGGTGATTGTCAATGCAGACATCAACGCTTCTGCTGGTATTGTGGACACCAAGCTGGCAACAATTTCCACGGCGTTAAAAGTCAGCAACTCAGCAACTACAGCAACCAATGCAAATACCGCGTCCGCAATCGTTGCGCGTGATGGCTCGGGTAACTTTTCTGCTGGGACAATTACAGCTTCTTTAACAGGTAACGCATCGGGTTCAGCAGCCACGTTTACCAGCACGTCACAAAACTCGCAATTCAATTCAGTTGGTGTGGGCACAGCCGGTTCTGGCACTGCTGGTGAGATTCGTGCGACCAACAACATCACCGCGTACTACTCTGACGACCGTTTAAAAACGCGTCTGGGTAAAATTGAAAATGCGCTTGATAAGTTGTGCAGCCTTGATGGTTTCTACTATGAGGCCAATGAAATAGCCCAAGCTCTGGGGTACAAGGTACAGCGTGAGGCTGGCGTATCTGCTCAACAAATGCAAGCAATTTTGCCAGAAATTGTTGCCCCTGCTCCAATCGACGAAAAATACCTTACAGTTAGGTATGAGAGAGCGCTTCCACTTCTGATTGAAGCTATTAAAGAGCTAAGAGAAGAAGTCCGAGAAATCAAAAAGGCGATTGAAAAATGAGCACCTATTCCCCAGACCTTTGGATCGAACTTATCACCGCCTACGACACACCGTAAGGAGAACACATGACGCTTCCAGTCGTACCCGGCAGTTCGATGTCGTTCTCTCAGATCAATACTGAGTTGGGCTTATCTTCAACGGCAACAATTTCTTTAAATGACTCCGCTGTTCGTACCCTAGCTGGTGTCGGTGCAAGCCCAGCGGCTATTGCCATTACCAATTTAAGTGGCAAGTCCAACCAGTTTGCGTTCACGATCAGCAGCAACCAGACCAATGCCAACTTGCGAACTCTGGCTGTTAATGCTGGTTGGAACGCGTCGAGCAAGGTCGTTGCCACGATCAGCGGGGGTGTCTACGTCAGCAGTAACAGCACCGGCACTCCGGGTTTGACTGTGAACGGTTCGTTCCCCGGCGGAGTGGAGCTTGTAAATAACGGCTTCATTATTGGTATGGGCGGCGCGGGTGCAACGGGCTCAAGTTCGTTTTTTGATCCCTGCTCCGGCGTTTCTGGCTCGTCTGCCGGTGGGGTTGGTAGTGGCGGCGGCCTCGCGCTTTCTGTGTCGGTTGCGCTTACGGTCACAAACAACGGAACGATTGGCGGCGGCGGCGGCGGTGGCGGCGGCGGCGGCGGCGGAATTTCAATTAACAACGGGCTGTGGGGTGGCGGTGGCGGTGGCGGTGGACGAACCGGCTCAACTGCGTCAATCGGGGGAGCTCGCGGAGGTTTGGACAACGGCGGCACTGTATGGACTATGTATCAGGGGACGGTAGGCGGAAACGGCAGCAATTCAGCGGCAGGCAGTGGCGGTGCTGGAGGCTCGGGCGCAGGAAGAACGGCTGGAACTGGCGGCAATGGGGCAACTTGGGGTTCGTCGGGGTCTAGCGGCGCTAACGCAACGGGTTCCTATACCTCTTCAGGCGCTGGCGGCGCTGGCGGCGCTGGCGGCGGCGCTATAACTGGAAACAGCAATATCACTTATGTGGCAACTGGAACTCGCCTTGGTTCAATCTCGTAAAGGAAAAGTATGAACATCACTTACAAATATCAGATCATTAACGTCAACGAGCAGGCCCGTTGTATGGAGGTTGTTTACTCCAGTGAAGGTCGGCAGACCATGCACATTGGCGCACGCTTGCCCTATGAAGGCGAGCAACTTGAAGATGTCATTAAGACTTTTGCTCCTGTGCGCCTTTGGGAGGAAGCTGAGATGCAAGTGGTTGTACCCCTAACCGGAACTAGCGGCCAGATCGTGCTTGTCTCTGAAGAGCCTGTTTTGCCACCAGACCAGCCAACGCAGACTGGCGCTCAAGACCTATGAACGCCGTAGCCCCCAGAGCGATGGTTACATATGACGGGGCAGTCCTAAATGTGTTTCACGCCAATAAGGGTGAAGGGCTTCCACGGCATCAACACGCTTACGCGCATTTAACTATGTGCCATGCTGGTTCATGTCTGGTGACTAAAGAAAACAAGTCTCTTACCATGACAAAAGATACGCAGCCAGTTAACTTAACGGCAAATGAATGGCATGAGATTGAGGCGTTGGAAGACGGTACAGTTTTTGTGAATGTGTTTGCTGAAAACAAACGCTGAGATTGACATGAATGCGCTGGTTTTGGCTGTTGCTCATCAGTTTGGTTTTTTGGGCAGGCGCTAAGTCCCCATGCACAGTTTCGGATTTTTATGGGCTGAGTTGGCTGGGTGATCCCACCTTGCGCCACATGGAGTTATCTAGGTGGCTGACGACAAACGGCGATAATTGTTCAACGGCTCAGTTGCTGGCTATTTGGAATAACTTGCCCATGTGGGCAGGCACGGCAGACAGCGCAGAGCTTCGTGGAAAACTTTTGTATTATTTTGCAAGGGCGGCGGAGAGGGAAAGGAAATGATTCAGTTGCACAAGTGGTATCCGTTTGTGCATCCCAGCCCCTACGATGCACGAGCCATAGCCCACGAGAAAAGAGCCGAGAAACTTGAGTATGAATACAAGCTGGCGTTAGAAGCCGCCAAAATAGAGAAAGCAGTTGACGCACTTGAGATTGAGTTGTACAACAAACGGGCGCGACAAAACACAATTGAGTTGGAAATATTTAACAGCACAAAACATTTTGATAGATACGCATAATGGTTACAGCTAAGAAACCCCCAGCCAAGGCTCCCGCTAAGGTTGCACCTGTTAAACGCAGGATTACCAAGCCAAAGGTGGAAGCAGTAGCTACCCCTGCACCTAAACCAACAGAAGCACCAAAGACCGATGTCATTGGTCGCGTCACAGACTTAATTAAGTGGGTGGACAGCCCGTTTAAACTGCTCACAGTTATTCTTCTCAGCTTCTTAGCCTTTGCTGGCTATTTTGCTTGGGACAGCCGTCAGGTCATCCTTCAGGCTATTCAGAATCAAGACCATATGCCGCAGCTTGTGAAGCAGGAGGACTTGATTGAGCCTGCTAAGAGCTTAATGAAGGATGTGGACGGCTTAGTTGTGCTGGTGCACAAAGCCAACCTTACAATCAATTCACGCACCACGGTACTGGCCATCAATGCTGACGGCTCACGGGAAAAGAAGATTGAAGGCACAGTTACCTCGTTGTTTAACGCAAGCGCAGACCGAAATGCAGCAATGGTGGCCATGCTGAACAATGAAGTTCTTTGTGAAGAATTCAATCCTTCGTCTAAAGTGGGGGAGTGGGGCGTTAAACAAGGTGTGAAGTTTATGTGCCGTGGCTCAATCCCACCTGACCCCGGTAAGTTTGCAGGGTATATTGCTATTGGGTTTAAAGACAAGCCTGAAGACATCAGCGCTTTAAAGACCCGCATTAATTTGGCTTCAACCGATATGTCTGACGAATAAGGAAAACAAATGCTTACTCTATTATCAACCTTACTTTCTTTCCTAATGGGCGGTCTGCCAAAGATACTCGACTTCTTACAAGATCGTCAGGACAAAAAGCACGAACTTGAGTTGGCTCAGATGCAAATACAACGCGAGTTGGAGATGCGTAAATTGGGCTTTGAAGCTCAAGAACGGGTGGAGCATATCCATACCCAACAATTAGAAATAGAGACGAAGTCGGCGGAGAAGCAGTCATTGGTTCAAGCTCAACAAGCTGAGATGCAAGCCATTTATGCCCACGACACAAGTTTAAACGAAGGCACTAGCGAGTGGATGAAAAACCTTCGCGCTTCTGTTCGTCCCGTTATCACATACGGATTTTTCTTTCTGTTGTTGTTTATTGACATCGGCTTATTTGCCTATGGTTGGAACAACGGCGTACCGTTTACTGAGCTGGCCGAGATGCTGTGGGATTCTGACACCCAAGCGTTGTTTGCATCAATCATTGCTTTCCACTTTGGTGGTCGGGCGTTTGGCAAATGAACATCTCAGCCAAGTGCCTTTACATGATCCGTCATCACGAGGGCGTGAGGCAGAATCCGTATAAATGCCCTGCAAAGTTGTGGACGATTGGCGTTGGGCATGTAATGTTTCCAGAGCAGGGTAAACTTAAGATAGACCAGCGCGACGCCTTTGTGCCCCCGCCAGAGGCCATGCGTAAACACTCAATGGAGGAAGTAGATGCAATACTTAGGGCAGACCTTGCTCGCTTTGAGAAAGGCGTGGCTACTTATTGTCCTGTGCCTCTTAATCAAGGACAGTTTGACGCACTGGTTTCATTTTCTTTCAATGTAGGGCTGGGTACTCTTCAGCGTTCAACCCTGCGTCAAAAGGTGCTTCGTGGTGATATGGCCGGTGCAGCAGAAGAACTCTTGAAGTATTGCATGGCGGGGGGTAAAATTCTCAAAGGGCTACAGAATCGTCGCATTGACGAACGGGCCGTGTTTCTTTCCTAGGATTGCCCATGCCATTACAAAAAATCCTGTTCAAGCCGGGCGTGAATAAAGAGAACACGCGATACACCACGGAAGGCGGTTGGTACGAAGCCGACAAGGTTCGCTTTCGTCAGGGTAATCCCGAAGTAATTGGCGGTTGGGAACGCATTTCTACCAATACTTTTTTAGGTGTATGCCGGTCTTTGTGGAACTGGGTCTTACTTAATAGTAAAAACATCATTGGTGTTGGTACAAACCTTAAGTTTTATTTAGAAAACGGCGGCGCTTATTACGACATCACACCCCTCCGGGTTACTAGCACAATTAATAACAACCCTTTTGTAGCTACAAACGGTTCTGCTGTTATCACAGTTACTGACACTTCTCACGGTGCTAATACAAATGATTTTGTAACTTTTAGTGGTGCAACTGGTTTGGGCGGCAATATAACGGCGGCTGTTCTTAACGCAAACTATCAAATTTTAAACGTTGTTGACGCTAACACTTATACATTTACGGCTACGGCTACAGCCAACGCAACGGATGCTACTGCAGCCGGAGGAGGCAATTCGGTTGTTGCAGCTTATGAAATAAATGTTGGCCCAGAAATTCAACAAGTATTAACAGGCTGGGGTGCGGGTGCGTGGGGTCTTGGTACTTGGGGTAATGGCGCTCCTGTTGCTACAGTCTTTGGTGCTTTACGTTTGTGGAGCCAGCAAAACTTTGGTGAAGATTTAGTATTTAATCCTCGCGGTGGGGGTTTGTATTATTGGGAGGCACCTACATTAACAACCCGTGGTGTGCTTCTTAACTCTCTTGGCGGCACGGTAACCTTTACTAACGCTTCACCTACCCTTGTAACCTCAACTGTTGTATACACGGAGGGCGCGGCTTTGCAGTTTTCTGGCGGTTCTTTGCCAATAGGCGTGTCTGCGGCTACTACGTACTATGTGTTTGAGGTAAACGGCTTAACATTTAAATTGCTTGATGGCACTGGCGCAGTAGTCAATACGGCTAGTTCAGGCACAGGCTCTGTGTCTTTAATTGTGGACGTGCCAACAACACTAAACAGTTTAATTGTTTCAGACACCTCTCGTTTTATTTTAACATTTGGCGTAAATGATTACGGCAGTGCAACATTAGATCCAATGTTAATCCGTTGGTGCGGGCAAGAGGATCCTTTTAATTGGACACCCACCGCTACCAACCAAGCGGGAAGTTTGCGTTTATCCAATGGCTCTGAAATTATTACCACAGCACAGACGCGGCAAGAGATTGTTGTGTTTACCGATTCAGCTTTGTATTCTTTGCAGTATCTAGGTCCTCCTTTTGTTTGGGGATCTCAGCTTCTTGGTGATGGCATTTCTATTTATGGGCCCAATGCGGTAGCTGTAGCCTCCGGTGTTGTGTACTGGATGGGGATAGATAAGTTTTACACTTATGACGGCCGTGTGCAAACACTCAACTGTGATCTGCGTCGGTTTATTTTTACAGACATTAATAAAGAGCAAAATCTGCAAGTCTTTGCTGGGGTCAATGAAGGTTTTAATGAGATATGGTGGTTCTATTGTTCAAAAAACAGCACAGCTGTTGACCGCTACGTCATCTATAACTATGTAGAAAAAATCTGGTATTACGGCACGATGGCACGGTCAGCGTGGCTTGATTCAGGTCTGCGTGACTATCCTTTGGCTGCAACATACACACGTAATATTGTTGAGCATGAGAACGGTTTAAATGATAATGAAACAGCTACAAGCCTTGCACTTAATGCTTACATTTCTTCCTCGGAACTGGACATAGGTGATGGGCACAATTTTGCATTTGTGTGGCGCGTGTTGCCTGATCTGACGTTTGGAGATTCTACAAATTCCCCTGCAGGTGCTGTTCCTGCGGTTACCATGACTTTGTTTGGATTGTCCAACTCTGGTTCGGGCACTACCAGCAACGCGTCAGCTTCTGTCCTCAAGGGCAGTACCTACGTTATAACCGAAGAGTTTACGGGTCAAATATTCACGCGCATGCGCGGGCGGCAGATGATATTTAAGATTGACTCAAATCAATTAAATACACAGTGGCAGCTTGGCGCTCCTAGAATTGATATCAGAGCTGATGGGAGGCGGTAAGTGGCTGAACTTAATGTCCGTCCTCCTAACCTGCCTTTGGCCCCTGAGGAGTATGAGCGCCGTTATCAAGAGCAGTTAAACAATATCTTGCGTTTGTTTTTTGCGCAGCTTAATAATCCGGGGGACATGGGCGGCGCAACGTTAAATTTAAACCTTAACACGTTGCCTACCGATGCCGACTTGCCTACTTTACGCTTAGGTGATGTGTACCGCGACACACAAGATGGTGTGCAAGATACTAGTCAAATGCTTCGCATAAAGACGTCTACGTAATACAATTGAACAAAATACCTTTTTCAAGGAACTAACATGGCCACAGCACCCCAAACCGCAATGGAAATGCCCGAGCAAGGCGCAAATCCTTTTGCCGATCCTAATACGATGGCCGTTTATGACCAGATGCGTCAGACGGTGTCACCTAAACAATTTGGTGATGAGATGTTGGCGGGTGCCTCGCAGATCGATCCGCGGGCCACGGCCCAATTTATGGATGACTTGAGTCAGATTGATTTGTCTCCAGAAGATCTGGAGATGCTCAATAACATGGTTGATGAGATTCTGGCCAACCCAGAGGAGTATGCCGCGGTCCGTGCAAAGTATTTAGAGATGGGTGCGCCAGAAGAGTTGCTGCCCGAGCAGTTTGACCCTCAGTTCTTTGCTGCCATGAACATGGCCGTGGATCAGTTAATTGCAGAGCCTGCTGGTGTTCAGGCGTTTGCCCAAGGCGGTATTGCGGAGCTTAAGCCTATTGCCAAAGCAATTGCCAGTTATGGCCGCAATGGTGACACGATGCTGGCGCACATCACGCCTGCAGAGGCGCGCATGTTGCGCCGTCGTGGTGGCTCGGGCACTACCAATCCTGTTACGGGCTTGCCTGAGTTTTTCTTGAAGAAGGCGTTTAAGAGCCTTGGTAAGGCTATCAAGAAGTTTGCCAGCAGCACCGTAGGCCGATTGGTGACCGGATTGGCCGTAGGATTCTTTTTAGGCCCTGCAGCCGTAGCGTTCTTTGGAGCGACTGCCGGAACAATTACTGCAGCCGCCATCACTGGTTTTACAGCAAGCGCCGGTTCTTCTCTTTTGGCTGGGGATGGGTTAAAAACCGCGATTAAACAGGGCGTAGTAGGCGCAGCTACTGCAGGAGCAATTCAAGGCGTAGGGTCCGCTATAAGCCCCAAGTTTTCCCTGACGGGACAAGCCCCTGTTGACGGCGTAAATCCAACAGCAATGGAGGCGCTTAAAGGGCAATACAACAAAGTTTTTGCACCTACTCCCACAGGCACGCCCACAGCGATAACGGGAGGCTCTGCGTCTGCGCCGTTGCCTTCCGCTAATCAGCCGCCTGTTAATATGCTTGATCTTCCGGCAAACTACGAGTTCCCCTCTGCTTCCGCTGCTCAGCCGCCTGCGCCTAATATGCTTGATCTTCCGGCAGATTACAAGTACCCCTCTGCTTCAACTAATGTAGCCTCTGCTGGAACAGGCCCACTGTCCAGTACGCTGGACTCCGCTAAGAGCATGTTTGATTCTGCTACGGGTTTTGTAAAAAATAATTTCTCCCCCTCGGCTATTCAAGAAGCAGGGGCAAATGAAGCACTAGCTAAAGTAGGCGAACGGTTTGGAATGTCGGCTGCAGAAGTAGCGGCCCAGCCTGCAAATTCTATAATAGGTAAAGCATATCAAACAGCGTTGCCGGGAATTCTGTCTACTTATGGTCCTGCCACTGCGTTGGGCCTCGGCGCAACCGCACTAGCTGGCGGATTTACAGAAAAGCCTGTGCAATCGGGCCCTGTTTCCGAATCAAACCGGCTTTCTGCTGACGAACGCATGCGCCGAGACGGTACTGAACGCCTGAACTATTTGCAAAATATGCCCGGTGTTGTGTACAACGAGCGGGGAGAGCCTGTTTCTGACCAAAGCACGCCATTTCCTGCTTACGTATCCCCCGGGTATGCAAACAGTTCCAACATGCCCTTTGTCTCCTCGGCACAACCAAGTGGCCCCTTTCAGGGCATGTCCTCCATGTACACGCCTCCCCCTAATTCGCTGACCAACCGTGCAGGGGGTATTTATCAGCCGTACAACAACCAGAGCATGTACCCCTCTTTGGCTCCTCCGCAATTCCCGATTCGATATGCGGCCCAAGGCGGTATTGCAGGTTTGGCCGCGGGCGGGTATCCTCGACGTACTGGCCAGATCAGCGGCCCGGGGACCGCGAAGTCCGATTCAATCCCTGCCATGCTTTCTGACGGGGAGTTTGTCATGACTGCTGCCGCGGTCCGCGGCGCGGGCAAAGGCAGTCGTCGTGAGGGTGCAAAGAAAATGTACAAGCTGATGCACCAGCTTGAGAAAAACTCAGAACGGGGTTAATTTATGGCAACCGAATACCAAGAACAAATAGTCCGGGAAGCCCCGGAGATTGAGGCGCAAAAAATAGCGTTGATGCGCTCATCCAAGGCGCAGGTAGATGCTGCCAATGCAAATGCCGCAAACAATATATTTCTTAATCCAGACTTCCAAGTTGCGGGTTTTAATCAAGCGCAGACTGATGCCATGCTGGCAGGGCAGCGAGGCATTGGGGCATATCAGCCCTTCTTACAAGGTGCGCAGCAGAATGTTCTTGGAGGCTCTGCTACTTTAGGTGAAGCGGCGGACACTTTACGCGGAGCAGATACCCGCAACCAGTTTGGCGCAGCACAGGCCGCTTTGAATCAGGCGAATGTTCCGATTGGACAACTTGCTAATGCCGCAAACACTGCAGGCTCAGGAATAGGTCTGATTGGTCAGGGGGCTCAGGGCATCATGGATGCGCAGAACATGGCCAACCAGTTTGCGCAGGCCAACATGGGACAGTCTTCGTCCACACTTGGCCAAGCAGTTGGCGCGCTTTACGGTGGTGCACAGGGATACACCCCGGGCGCTGCACAGCAGTTCATGAATCCCTATCAGCAACAGGTTATCGACGAATCAATCCGTCAGATTAATCGGCAGGGAGACATTTCTCGTGAAGGCCTTCAAGCGCAAGCAGTGAAGTCTGGTGCTTTTGGCGGAAGCCGAGAGGGCATCCAACGCGCAGAATTAGATCGCGGGCTGTCGGCACAAAGAAACGCAGCGATTGTTGGAGGCCTGTCCCAAGGATATAACCAAGCAGCCATACAGGCGCAACAAGCGTTTGAACAGCAGCAAGGCCGTCAATTGCAGGCGGCTCAAGGTTTGCAAGGCATTGGCGGCTTGTATGGTCAGCAAGCTTTGCAACAGGCTCAATTGGGCCAAGGCGCGGCTGGAATGCAGGGCAATTTGTCGAACCAACTGGCAGGGTTGTCGGGCATGTACGGTAACATTGGTAGCCAGCAAGCCAGTATATTGGGCCAGCAAGGCCAACAACTGCAGTCTTTGGGTCAAGGCATTGGTAACTTGGCAGGGCAGCAGTTTGGCGTGGGCGCGCAGATGGCACAGGGCCTCGGTTCGCTGGGCACACAGCAGGGTAACCTTGGCATGCAACAGGCAGCATTGGGCCAACAAGCTCAAGCGCAGGGCCAGCAGGATGTGAATTTCCTGTACAACTTGGGTTCAACACAGCAGCGTCAAGAGCAGAGCAAGTTGGATGCGGATCGTCAAAACATCTTGCAGCAAAGAATGCAGCCCTATCAGCAGCAGGCCTTTCTTTCTGACATCTACAAGGGTGCTCCGTCCTCGCAGATGTCGAGCATTGAGATGTCAAAGCCTACCCCAAGTCCATTCCAACAAGTTGCAGGCCTCGGCATTGCAGGCCTGAGCGCGGCGGCAGCGGGATCTCGAGCAGGTATTTTCTAAGGACTAATGATGAAAGAAGAAATTCTCAAGCGTGCTATGTTCGCAATGCCGCTGTCTAAAAAAGCGCAAAGCTCGGGCATCATGGCGGGTTTTGACATGGAAGAGATGGAAGGCGAAGAAGAGGATCTGAAAGAGATGCCTCCGATGGCGCGCACACCTCAGAACCCTGAAATCTTGATGAACACGTTGCGTGGAGACATGCGTTCTGTGGACGCACGGTATCAGGAACTGGCGCAGATGGTGGGTGAAGAAGCTGCCATGGAAACGCCTCCGGAGGTGCTGGCCATGCTGCAACCACAGTTGGGTGCTCCTCAGCAGGGTATCGGTGGGTTGCCTCAGGGCCAAAACATGATGCCTCCCGGTGCAGAAATGCCACCCGGCGGAGGTATGCCTCCGCTTGATGCAGGGATGCCCCCACCTGATCAGATGGGCGCTCCTCAACCTGCTCCGGCCATGCCTCAGGGTGGTATTCCCATGCCTGCGGGTATGGAGAGTGCACCCCCTTTTTCCCCGGGGGCTGAAGCCCCTCAAGGCTACGCTTTTGGCGGTATTGTGCGCGGTGCGCAAATGGTGGGTGATAAGTTGGGCCAGTACGGCTCCGCAGCTAACGTTGCGCTTGGTCGTATGCTTATGCAGCCCCAAGGCATTTCACAGCCTGTTTTAAGCAGCACTGCACCTACAACAATTCCATATGGTAATTTTGGCCAGACATTAGTTGGCCCGGGTAAGACTGTTGTTACAGGAGGAGAGTTATTAACTGCGCCTACCTTTACACAAGGACTTATGCAGGGCACTGCAAGACTTATTGATCAGTATCCACGATTAGCCTCAATGGCAGCCGCTGGTGCGGGTGTGTTAGGGGTGGCAAATTCGCCTAAAGGTGGCCAAAGCAGCCCAAGCGCCCCGGGCACTGATATGGCGTCTCAAATTCCAAGGGATACCATTGAGGACCGGGTTGCAAACAGCGTGTTGAATAAGCCCCCTATTTTGTCAATGAGCCTTGATAAGCCGTTTACAACCACGCGTCCTGATTTAGTTACGATTACTGAAGGACCACGGCCCGCGGCTCTTCCAATAGTCGCAGCAACAACAGCGGCAGAGCAAGCGGCGATTGACGAGCGTCAATTAGCCGCGGCTGAAAAAGTTGATACTGATCCATTGGGTTCTTTTATTAATCAAAAATTAAAACTTTTTGATGAGCGCGAAGCCAAGGGTAAACCCTTGTCTAAGGTGGATCGTATTAGAAAAGGCCAAGCGGAATATGGACCCTTGTTTGAAGAGTTGTTGGGCAGTGACAAAGAGGCTGCCAAGATTAATGCACTACTTCTGCTGTCTGAAGCAGGCTTAAAACTGGCCAGCACGGCCAAGCCTACGTTTGCCATGGCGGTTGCTGACGCGTTTTCCGGTGTTCCTCGCGGTATTGCAGCAATTGCTGCACAAGAGCGTGAGTTGGCACTGAAGACTAAGAGTGCGTCTTTGCAGCAAGCCATTAGCGACGTGAGTTCTGAAGATGCTGCTGCTGCCGCAAGACAGAAAGTAATTCTTGACTACACCATGAAAATGGAATTAGAGAAAGCAAAACAAGGCGGCGTTATTTACGAAAATGCCGGGGCAGGCGGTCGTATTGGAAAAGATAAAGCAGGAAATTACAAAGGCTTTTTTATTGATTCAAACTCTGATGATTACAAAGAAATTGCTGAAAACCCTATTTTGGTCAATAACTTCACCTCTACCAATCCTTTTGCCAAAGATTTAGGAAAAGCTACAACGGTTACTGTGCAATCGTTAAAGAAGCGCGAAGAAATACAAGAGAAAATGAATGTGCTTACGGGTCTAATTGCAAAAGTAGACACAGGCCTAAGCCAAGTGACTAATGCATTTAGTCCGGGAACGTTTGTAAATAATCTTGCAAACAATGTTGTTGTTCCGTTGGTGCCTAATTTTATCTTGCGACCAGACGTGAACCAAGCAGCCACCATTGCTGTTCTTAATAATGTGTTTAGTGACATTACCCGAGGCAACGCAGAAGTGGGCGGAAAACTTTCTGTGCAAGGTGAAAAATGGGCACGTGAAAATGCTAAAGCTATCAAGGACCCAGCGGATTTGTTAAAAAACCCAGAACTTGCCGCAAAAGTTTTTGGAACAATAAAAACCGGTTATCTCAATGAATATGCCATGCTTGCTTCGCAACTAGGCATCGGTACGCGCAACATCGTGGTGACCACACCTCCTACGGGAACAAAGAATGATCCATTTGTGATACCTAAAGATGATGCAGGACAACAACAGATGCTAAATTATTTGCGTATTAATTTTGGCGCAGTTGATGACCCTAAGGCTTCAGTTTATGTACGTAACCCTGATGGAATAGTAAGATCTACTCCTGTACAAAATCTTTTCAAGCCCGTAGGACAATAAATGGCCTCGTACATTATTGAAGACTCGCAAGGACGCCCGTTTGATCTCTTTGGCAATACCAAGGGTCCAGCAGGTGGGGCGGAGGGCGCTCCTGCTGCACGCGGCCCGAGGACCAAGGGCCCTGACCAAGCAGTTGACGACCCTGTTTCGGGTTTAATAAAACAGGCTTCTTGGGGCCTAAGTGCCGGTCTGTTTGCATTACCTGACTTGGCAGTCAAAGGGATTGGCAAAGGCTTGGGTATGGACGATAAAAACGTCATGACCTTGACAAAGCTGTTTAATCGGGGCGAGACAGCGCCGCGCAATGAGCAAGAGCGTTATGCACGAGCTATTGCTGAAGGCATTGGTGGTGGTTTGTTGCCTACAGGCGTATTGTCTTTTATTGCACGCGGCCGAGCCATTGCTCCTATTGCAGCGCCTAGCGCAGGCGTTTTCAAACAAATTGCAAATGAAACGCTGGACTTTGTTAAAAAGAATCCTAAGCAGGCGTTCACAATGGACGCTGCGTTTGGCGCGGCTCACGAGACATTGGTTCAGGCAGTAGAAGAAAACATGTCGGATGATGATCCTGAGCGCAAACAATTCTTTAAGGACTTCATGCCTACGGCGGCATTGATCGGTGCACCTTTGGCTATTTCAGCACTTAGCCCTACTGCTATTGCATACCGTTTTGGTAAAAGCAAAATGGGAGATTTAAATGCTTCCTTAGGTACGTTAGAAAAAGATGCAATTAAAGATCTTCCCGGTGGATACAAGCTTCCGGTGATCAGTATTGCTCCAAAGATATTTGCTGCAAGGGCCAAAGAGAAACTAGTACAAAACTTAGGCGCGGCTGCTGATTCGCCTGAGGGCATGGCTGCCTTAGCAAAGATGGATGAGATATTTAATGACTATCCACAGTTAGCAGCGGCAGGGTTTAAGCCCAACATTGTTGAACAAACAATGGATCCGATGTTAATGGACAGGGCAGAGAAAGCCATATCAAGTTTGCCAGCAGGTAGTGAAGCGCAAAAACTTTTAATGGCACAGCGAGCTACAAACGACGCTGCTTTTGCTTCGCTCTACGACAACTTGACCCCTCAAGCAAACATGGAACTGCAGGCTGCTTTAAGCCAAGTTCAGCAGCAGCGACAGCAGTTGTTTGATTCGTTGGCGGCTAATCGAACAGACGTTACCCAAGATGAACTGACCCGCTTAAGCATGTTCTATGGACCACTCAATCCTGACAAATTAAACGGGGAGCTTCGCGGTATGCTTCAAGCGCAGACTGAGCTTGATGTCAACATGCGCAAAAACATCATGCGCAAGATGGGGCTGAGTCAAGGTGTAGATCAAAATGGGTTGCCTCTTCCTGTTCGCGACGAAAAAGGGAAGTCTTTGTTGACTGCCTCTAACATTGAACAACCTGCCGTGGACTTGTTGGGCTACTACGATACGCTGCTCAAGGGCCGTACAACGATGGCCACAGAGATGCGCAGATTTATCACAGGATCTGAGCCCTTAAATACTTTGCGCAAAAACGTTACGGACAAAATCAAAGCCCGTGATGCGATGGAAGCAAAGATGAACGAAGAACTGTTGGTTGACAAATACATGGACGCGCTGCAGGGCACCAAACTAGCAGCAAAGATGAGCGGCCCTTTGGCAAAAGACTTTGCAGCGCAAGATAACAAAACTATCCAAGACGTTTTAAAAAATCTTCGTTTGATTCTTAAGCCTAATCCCACTGAAAAAGAGCTTGGTGACATAAAAGCGCTGGGCAGGTCGGCTCAATACAACCCCGATACAGGGGATGTTCGCTTGAGTATGGGCAAAGATGACACCCTTACCATGAACGTAAAATCAATTGCAGAAGATGCAAAACGAATTGCAAACGCAGAAACTGCTGTAGATATCAATATTCCAGAGGCCATTGATTACCTTGAGGCCGCAGCTCGTTTCCGTAATCAAGCATTGGACAAATACAATTCTGTGCTTGCTGGAAGTCGCCAAACCCGTGTTGTAGATGCAGATCAATACCTTGCATTAGGCAACAAAGTTTACGACGACTTTGAAAAAATGATCTTGAACAACGTGCCCCGCTTAAAGCAAGAGCGGGATGCGATGAAAACTGTTTTGGATGATTACCGAAGTGTCTATGAGCAGCGACTGCCTTTGCTTCTTGGAAGAAGATCGAACGAAGGTGGTGCTACTCGTTACTCCGTTCCCAACGAACAGGTATTATCCGTTGCGTTTAAGAGCGCAGAAGATGTACGAACCCTTTCCGCGTTGATTGGCAATAACCCAATTGGTTTAAACCTGTTGGAAAAAGGCACATTGAACTGGCTACAGAGCAAAAACATCTTTGACAAAGATGGTTTGATTAGTCCAAAAAAGATTAATGATGTCTTGCAGAAAAACCAAAACATTGTTTCTGTTTTGCCTAAACAAGTTCAAGATACGTTACGCAATGAAGCAGACACAGCAGTGAACGTGTCCCGTCGTTTAGCTGAAATAAAGCAACAAGAAGTTATTGCACAAGACGTTGAGTTCGATAACTTTCTAACCAAGGTGCTGCGCCCGGGAACTGACAATGAGATTGTTTTAAAACAAGCCTTGTCTAGCCCAATTGAAATGAGCAAGCTGGTCAGTGCCGTCAAAGGTGATCCTGACAAATTAGCTGCGTTGCGACGTGCTGTGTTTGATATTTCTAAAGAAGGTTCCCTAACAGGGGGATCTTTAAAGAAGTTCATGGAAATCACAGATAAGTCGTTAAAGGTGTTGTTTGACGAAAAACACTTGAAGGATTTAAATGCACTTGCCGATATTCAAGCACGCAATGCAGCCCTTGCTAAAGTTACTGGCGTTGCTCCAAAATTTGAATCTGCAAATCAGGTATTTCAACGCCTGCTTGGCGTGTCTATTCCGGGTTTGATGACTTATGGCCGAGACGTTGCAGGAGGCCGCATATCGCCTCAAGGCGCAGGCATAAGCTTAAGTGTGCGGTTGTTGTCCTCTATGGAAGAGGACCTGCAAAACAAGATGATGGTGCGTGCCTTGACTGATCCCAAAGTGGCCGAGGCATTGTCTAATGCTAAAACCGCAGATCAGGGTAAATTACTTTTGCGTGAGGTACAGTCTTTGGGATATCTTTCCCGGGCACTGATGGCAGACATTGGCGTGACGAGCTCACAATTGGCAATGGGGGATAGAGAATCCCCTGTGCAGGGCATGCAGACCTCTCCCATTGGTGCCTCTTCCGCTGCTGCTCCCTCGGCTGCAGCACCGCGCCCTGAAACGGCGGCTGCTTTGTTAAAGAAGATGCCTCCTGCACCGCAGACCAGAGGCTTGCCTTCAACGATGTCTCCACGTTTTGCGCCGCCCCCACCCGCAACAGCGCCGGCTGCTCCGGGTATGTACCAAATGTTGTTCCCCGACGATCCAATTAGCAAAATGCTAAATCAGCGTCAACAACCTGTAGCCCCTCCGCAATAGCAGAGAAAATGTAAGTTAAATAATCTTTTATAAAGGTGGTAAATCATGGACTCGAAAATGAAAATGGTTAAAGGCAAAGACGGCAAAATGGTTCCGTCTTTTGCAGCCGATGGCGTGGGTAAGATGAAAAATGGCGGCATGATGAAAGCTAAGATGAAAGCCGGCGGCGGCATGATGTCTAAGATGATGCCTTCTGGTGGCAAAGCGATGAAAAACTCTGCCATGCCCAAAAAGACTAAAGGTTGATATGGCAGGCGCTGGTTTGTATGCAAATATCGCTGCAAAGAAAAAACGCATAGCCGCTGGCTCTGGCGAGAAAATGCGCAGTGTTGGTGCCAAAGGCGCTCCTAAAAAAAGCGACTTTGCTGATGCGGCTAAAACCGCTTCATTTAAAGCAGGCGGTGAAGCAAAGTCCAAGGTCAACGCTGCGGGCAACTACACCAAGCCTGAACTACGCAAGCGCATTTTTAATGCTGTGAAAGCGGAAGCTACGGCAGGCACAGGCGCAGGAGAGTGGAGCGCCCGTAAAAGTCAGATACTAGCAAAGCGATATAAAGCTGCTGGGGGCGGATATCGTGACTGAGGCTATAAAAACTTGTACAGATTGTGGCGAGTCCAAACCATTGTCTGCTTTTCGCAGTCGGGGTGGTCAAATGACACATCTGTACAAAAGCCACTGCAACACCTGCTTGTACAAAAGACATAGAGACTGGGCTGAAAAAAACCAAGATAGGGTTGCTGATTATCGGGAGAGAGATCCATGGACATTGGCTAAAAGATGCAGTCGTCGCGGGATTACCCCAGAACAGCTTGTTGATTGTTATGAACGACAAGAGGGTTGTTGCGCAATTTGCAAAGTAGAAATTACTTTGATCGATAGCGCAATAGATCACAATCATGACACGGGGGAGTTTCGCGGTGTGTTGTGTAAACAGTGCAACCGTGCTTTAGGCATGTTTCAAGATAACCCTGTAATACTACGTAACGCGCTAGAGTATCTAGAAGCATTTGGGAGCTATGGAAATGGCACTTAAGCCTTCACAACAATCCCTGAAAGACTGGGGCAACCAAAAATGGAGAACCAAAAGTGGTAAAAAATCTTCTGAAACAGGTGAACGATATCTTCCAGAAGCTGCGATCAAAAGTCTCAGCCCTTCTGAATACGCTGCGACGACCAAAGCCAAGCGCGCCGGAAAAGCCGCCGGAAAACAATTCGTAGCGCAACCCAAAAAGATTGCAAAAAAGACCGCAGGATTTAGATAATTTAATTGACAGACGCTGCGCGTATGTGCAGAATAACCTTGCGATTATTGAGTTGCCTGAAGTTGGATTTAAGCCCCGAGGCTCACGCTTCGGGGCTATTTTTTATGAAGCTCTCAACCCTGCGCATCCACATGTCCTTGTAGTTGTCAAACTCCCGGCCACAGGTTACAAACTCTTGCGTCTCACCGTTCTGGGCAACCATCATAATCACCCCTTGCTCAATCTTGGTTCCATGCGATACATCGTGCGCCAAGGCATACGCTGCAAGCTGCACAAAGTAGTCTTCAATCCACTTACGCTGCTTCATCTTATTGGTCTGCTTGAAGTCAATAATTGCAGAGTGATCTTTGTACACACCAATGCAGTCTGACGTGCCGGCATACTTTTCTGGGTAGTACAACGGGATCTCTGTGCCCCATACCTCGTTCACATGCGGCATAAACGTCTCAATCAACTTATACCCCATCCAGTATCCCTTGACCGCAAGCCAAGTGCGTGGTGTTTCCAGTGGTCTGTTTAGCAGCAGGCGTTCCACAACACTGTGCATGTGCGTGCCCACAGTTGCTGCTTCATTTCTGATCTTCTCTGCTTCATCCAAACCAACCCTCGCGGCCCACGCATCAAGGTGTGATTTATCTTTTGTGCCAGACAGGATGGTTGTCACGCTTGGCACGGCCGGCTGCCCCTCTAGCGTGTAGGTGCGCCCCTGCTCGGAGTCAATGCGAACCAGTTTTGGGTAGACGTATTTCTTGCGGATGGGTACGAGTTGCATCATTTGATCCATTCTTTAATTTCTTCGCCAAGCACAGCGCTTGCAATATTGATTTTGTTACGCAGCGCCTTGACAATGTGCTCATCAACTGTGTTGGGCGATACAAAGTCGATGTAGGTCACCTTGTCTGTCTGCCCGATACGATGCGCCCTGTCCTCTGACTGCAAGCGCTTTTCCAAGTCAAAGCTATTGCTGTAGTAAATCACAGTCTTTGCCTCTGTCAAGGTAATGCCGTAGCCGCCTGTGCTTGGGTTGCCCACAAAGAAACGCAAGTCAGAAGCGGGGTCCTGAAACTTGGTCACGATGTCTTGGCGATCCTCGGCTTCTGTGTCGCCGTAGTACGTTGCAACAGAAGTCATGCCGTATTCTTTTTGAATGGCAAGTCGGATGTTTTCTATGTCGCGCCGATAGTTGGCCCAGATGATTACTTTACCACTACATTCTTCAAGCGTACCAATCAATTCGTTCACACGATTATTTGGGATGTCAATCTGCTGCCCATCGTCAAGTTTGACGTGACCACAGCAAATCTGATGCAGCCGCATGATCTGGGTCAACGCATTGTTGGTGGACATCAGGTTGCCATCAACCATGGCAAGCGCCATCAGTTTCATCTGGTTGTAGTACGTGGTTTGCTCCTTGGTGAGTTCAATCTCACGGCGCACAAACACCTTGTCAGGCAGGTCCAAGCATTCATCCTTGGTCACGCGAAACGAGAAGTTGTTGAGCTTCTTCTGCAGTTCATCCAAATGCCTGTAGCCCACAATCTGCTTGAACGTATGCGTTGGCATCTTGCGCTCTACCAGAATGGCGTAGCGTGCTTGGAATGCGTAGTAGCTGTAGCTGTTGAGGCACTCAGGTCCTAAGAACTCACACTGGCTGTACAGATCCAAAGGTGACTTGGTTACAGGGGAGCCTGTAGCAATTCTCCTGTACCGCGCATCACGGGCCACCTTGATAATGCTCTTGGTGCGCTTGGCTGATGGAGTCTTAATCGTCGTGCTTTCATCGACTGCCATGAATGCATTTGTCACTCGCAAGAACGTGCGTGCATGGGCTACACCCTTCTCTGTGCTGAACGCTTCAATGTTCATGATCAGGATGCGCATGCTATCCACAGCATTCATCATCTTGTCCATCTCTTCACGCTCCGCTTTGCGAGGCGTAGGCGACCAACAAGCCACAGTCGTCGGAACGTGCTCTGGCATATGCTTTGGCAATTCGGATGTATACCAATTGCGGTATACCCCTTTTGGCGCTACGATAAGCATAGAGTTGATCTTGCCTTTGTCGTATAGCATGGCGGCGTTGTTGATGAGCATAAAGCTCTTGCCCGTACCCATCTCTGCAAACAATGCAACTTCTTTGTCCTCCCAGAAGCGCTGCAGAAATGCAGCTTGGTGGACGAACGGTTTGTTCTTGAACGGGTACTGGTTTAAAAAATAATCCATATCTTTCTCACTTTCTTTTTAAAAAGGTGTTGACACACCCAAAACATAGTGTACACTAAATGCACGTTTAAAGAAAGGATAGCGTAAAACATGTCAACAACTACTGAGCATTTCCCTCTGGTGTACGTCGTACAAGAGATGCCAAATCATGATATTGCAGGGGCAATGAAATATGGAGACCCAACGGTGCTTTTGCCGTCAAATGTCCAGATTGCATTTTCCACAGTACCGACAGTCAGGCTGCTAAGGCGCAAGCTTCGCAACTTCTCTGATCGTGACTTTCTGCTTTTAGCCGGAGACCCCGTGGCCATCGGGCTTGCATGCGCAGTTGCTGCCGCATACAACTCAGGCCGTTTTAATGTTTTGAAGTGGGATCGTCGTGAAAAGATGTATATCCCAGTTAAAATTGATATCACAGAGAATGGAGAAAGAGATGACTAACATCAATATATTTGAAGAAGATGCAGGCGCACTGCAAGTCAAGAACGAAGACTTGTCTTCCGTTGGCGCTTTGGCAAAACGAGCCAAAGAGTTGGAAAAGGAAATCGACGACATCGAAGATGTGCTTAAAGAGCGCAAGGAACAACAACGTAAGTTGCTCGAAGACACTATCCCCGGCATGCTCTCTGAGCTTGGCATGAAGTCCTTCAAGATGGCTGATGGCAGCCAGATCGACATCAAGCCTTTCTACAGTGCAAGCATCAAGGA